ATCAACAATGATGTCTCCAGAACGAATAGCAATAACTACTCCAATTCGCCCATTGTGTAGGTAAGCAATGTCTTCTATGTTGTAAGCGTCTGCTTTTACACGCACAACATCTCTGACTTTGATATCTCCACGACGAGCCTGTACCCAAGTAAAATCATCGTCTTTGACAATAGCGTGTCCTTGAGCAAGTTCATGGAATACATCAAGCACAGTTTTAGCGGTTTCTGGCTTTTTGATGTCTAGTTTTTCCCAAGCCTTTAGCAACTCAATGATTGCTAAACCAGTCCCCTTGTGAATGTTTATTTTGGCAAATTGATTGGTAACCCAATCAAGATTAATTTTCGGCATTGTTTCTCCTAAATATTGAATTTTGTAGAATTTCTACGGCTTCTAGTTTGCTAGGGATTTTAGCGAGATAAACTTCCCGCTGAGCAGTAGCAACCAAATCTCTTTTTTCTTGGCTCATTGACTCAATACTGCTGCCGAGTAAGTTCCAAGTTTCATCAAGAACACCACTTTCTTTCCAATCAGTAATAACTGGAGTTCTTGTGTTCATTGCTTGTATGTATCTGTAATTCCAATATGTTCCGTCTTTTTTATCAGGGGACACAATGGCACCAATAGAACGAGATATCTGTTCTTCTACTTGAGCATCAGTAGTGCCTTTATTCCATTTCATCAACGAGTTAGGCAAAACTAATCCTGCCACAGCAGAAATAGCCCAAGGGCTAGACAAAGAATCAACAGACCACTTAGGTGCTCTATTTGGATTTAGCCCTAATTCTTTGATTATGTGAGCATCAAGATTTATCCCAATCAAATTGGTTTTTGCGTTTTTACAAATCCTAATATCTGATTTCCAGGGAAGTTTTGAATAGATTGTCGGTGCCCAATCATTTTCATATAAATATTTGATTCCAGATAAAACTCTATTAAAAATGTCTTTATCCGCCACAACATTTGAATATTCTTTCCTGTAAGAAAAGAAAATTTTAGTAAGCGTTGCTGGGTTAGAAATTACGCTTTTTAGGCTAGGTTCTATTTGACTTGGACTTGGGGTGTCAATAAATAAGGTCAGTTTGTCAGAGTCTTTTAGTTCATTTATTACATTGAGAGCACCATAAACTCGGTTAGCACCAACGCTAGTTAGTGGAGATACTCCAACCAACACAGCGTCATACTTTTCTAAAGCGTCTTTTGTCATATAGACACTTGGGCTAGCCCAATTTACTTCGTGCCCAGCATCGGTCAAAACTTTATTTAGTAGTCCAGCAAAAGTAAAAGACTTTTGATTAGCACTTGGAGATGCTTGCGGAGCAGACATACCAGTCAAAAAAACTTTAGACATCATTTCCTTATGTGTATATGTAGAAAGGGACATCGCCCACTAATGATTATAGTAGGCAATGTCCCTGTCTAATGATTCCTAGAACGGAGCGTCTGCTGGGGCTGTTAGCGGACTAGCAGGAGCAGGAGCAGGAGCAGGAGCAGGAGGTGGTGGCGGAACGGCAGCACCAGCAGTTGATGGGGATACCGCAGGTGCTGAAACAGCAACGCCAGCAGGATTTACATAGTACTTGGTGATTTCATTTTTCTTGTCACCATTCCAAGTACGGCTGCCAACTTTGGCACGGAACAACTTACCGTCAATCGCAGTTTCAATTTGTGCGTTTGATGGGTTGTTGGAGAAGAACTCACGAGGAACTCCAAGGGCTTGCAACTTTCCGAAGAAAATAGCCAAGGCGTTCTTGTTCTCAGGAGAGACAACTAGGTTGTCCCAAATGCGACGCTTGTTATAAGCACCGCCCTGAACCTCGGTGGTCAACTTGAACATAGTCTTACCGCTAGCGGAGACAGTGCTTTTTACCTCAATTACCTTGAGGTCATAATCGCCGTCGGGCAACGGCTCGTAATTTCCGCTGGAACTTTCTCCAGCATCCTTTACTAAATCAGCCCAGTTAATGCTACTCATAGCAATCACTTTTCCTTATGTTAGGTGGGTTAGTAAATCGGTTAGTTGCCTAAGCCGACTTCTTTTTCTCGGTCTTTGGACCGAAAATCATGTCAAGCATTCTTTCAACGCCTAAGTCCTGTTGCTCGCACCAAGACGACCTTGAACACGCTCTCCAGCCTCAACTTCATCAGTACGCTCCACATACATACGGCGTGCCTTGTAAGGCAACTGAGTTGGGTCTGGGTTTGGAATTGTTTCGTTGGCAATGTAGCCAAGAACATCGTAGAAATACGGAGCCTGAACTTTCAACTGACCCTGTAGATAAGGGTGCATACGATTGTCCTGACCACGGCTAGCCATAGCAGTCATAACTACAGCCTCAAGCGGCTGAGTTGGGTGCGAGGTTAGGTCACGCAGGTCACGCAGTAGATGTCCCATGTGGCGAAGTAGTTCGCCCCACTGTTGCATCTTCATCTGCTCTGTACCAGCAATGTTGTCCATACACTTCACTTGAAGTTCTGAAATTGAGTCAATGATAAGCGACTTGAATTGGTGCTTACCAGACTGTAGCCACTGGAACGCTTTTAGGACTACATCGTAGTCACGAACCTGAACAACTACTGTGTCCCAAGTGCCGTCAGCCACAGGTGGCTCTTCACGCATTGGGTCCCAATACTTTACATTGATAGGCAAGAAACGGTGTCCGCCCTCAACATCTAGCATCAGGCGAGGGTATGGTGCTGTGACAGCAAAGGTTGATTTACCAACCTTAGACTCGCCATAGACCATCATAGTAAGGGAACGATGTACTTCTGACATTAGTTCTCACTACCTTTCTTTTCGTCTGTTTTGTAGTAACCATACGGGTCGGCGACCTCGTACATCTCACTGATTGCTGCTTCGGCGGCGGAACCGTCGTCGATTAGCGGGCAAATAGTGTAGAACTGACACTTCCACTTACAGTCTTTACCTGGGCGTGGATAAGCGACAAAATTAGGGTCTGCACCGTTATCAAGAGCCTTTTTGACTCCCATAAGGTCAGAGATAGTTCCGTGAATTCTTTGCCAGAAAGAACGCATAGTGAACTGGTTGTGGCGGACTTCAATTTGCTCATAGAAAGGTGGTCTAGCATTAGCAGTACGCTTTACTTTTTTGAGCATAGTAAAAATGCCACCCTCGGCACGCTCTTCTGGGTTTTTGTTCTGAGCAGTTTCCAAAAGCATATAAGTCAAGATTTGCTCGTTCATCTGAGCCTGATTAGCAAAGTCAGAGAATGACCCACCAACGGTTTTGAAGTCACGGAACATACGCACACCGTCGCTCTTGCGACGAACACGCATATCAATCTTTCCCTGAAGCACAACTTCACCATCAAATAATGGCATTTGAATTACTTCTTCAGTAGAGATTTGTTCTAGGTCAGCGTCAATACCCTCGGTTGCCATCCACTCAAGGTAGCCCTCAAGCATAATGCGACCAAGTTCAGCCTCGGCTTCAAGGTCATAAGTATCTCTATACTCTGCCACTAATGCGTCAATGTCTCGCTTTACAAGTTCAGCGTGAGCCTCAAGCAAGTCTTGACCTGTTGAGTAGTGACGGTCTAGAGCCTCGTGAATACGAGAACCTAAAGCAAGAGCACCTGTAAATTGTTTTTGCTTTGGTTGTAAGCGACGGTAGTAGTTCAACCACCACTTGCGACGGCAATCCTTGAATACTTGGATTTCTGAGTTTGAAAGAACATAAGGTTCTTTCTTTTCTGTCGTTACTTCATTCATAATTTACAACTTACCTGCTTTATCATTTTTTAGCAAGTCTAATAACCTACTTTTATCACGAACAATTTCTTCAAAGTTCTCAGCCTTTGTTTCCAAAACCTGAATAACACGCTCTTCAATAGTGCCCTCAGTAACATAGTCCGTAATAATCACTGAATCGTGAATTTCAGAACCAATGCGGTGAACACGGTCTAGAGCCTGTTTGTGGTCTACAAGAGACCAAGGTCTTTGTAGCATAATCAATCTGCGTGCTGCTGTCAAGGTAACACCTACACCACCAGCCTTATCCGTGAATAAAATCCACTTGATACGACCAGATTGGAAATCGTCAATTGCCTCTTGGCGTTCATCATCGCTTTGAGCACCTGTAATCATTCCGTGTGGAATTTTAGCCTGAGTTAATTCAGCACTAAGAAGTTCTAACAACTGACGAGATACGGCACATACAGCAACGCTGTCGTCGCCAAAGTCTCCGCTCTTGATGTCATCCATTAGAGCATCTACTTTACAAGATGGGGCTGACAAAACAGCCCTCGGTTCGCCAGTCTTTTCATCAACTACAAGTTCGGCATAAGAACTAGCAAATTGTAAAAGCCTAAGCGTCTGAGTTAGAACGCTTGGAGCAGTCAGCATTTCAGAACTGCCAGATGGATTTTCTAGCAAAGCAATCATATTGTCTCGCATTTGAGCATAGGCTTTTGCTTGCTTAGTGGACATCTCAACATCTCTACGCTCAAAAACCATTTTAGGTAGCCAAGGTAGCACACGAGCCTTTAGCATACGACGCATAAGGGGGTCCACAGTTTTGTGAAACTCTTCTTCCATATGTGGCTTTAGACCGAGAACCATCATTCCACCAAAAGCGTTGAGCATTGTGTCCACCATACGGTCAATCCACTTGGTTTTAGTGGGAAATTCTCTAGGATTTATCCAGTGAAGAATAGCCCACATATCTAAAACATTGTTTGCCATAGGAGTTCCAGTAAGAGCAAAACGAATATTGGCATCGCCAGTCGCTGCGAATAAAGCACGGCTCTGCTTAGACTTAGGGTCTTTAGAACGGTGCATTTCATCGGCAACCACAGCCTTGAAATCAATTCTGTTTAGTTCACGCTCATGGACTTCACACCTGTTTTCGGTTACACGGTCATCGTGCCCCTTACAAGCCTTACAACGAGCAAGAGCAATCGCACCATAAGGTGCTAAGCGTGAGTGAGTGCGTAGTGACTCCCAGTTGATTACATACACATCTGCTTGCTCTTCAAATTGCTTGCGTCTTTGAGTAGCAGTTCCAGCAATAATCTGAACATTTACTTCAGGCCACCACTTAGCAAACTCTCGTTTCCAGTTTTTCTTCAAAGTATTGGGGCAAACAATCAAAGCAGGGAATACATCTTCACCGTTTTCTTTGATTTCTTTTAGACCACGAATAGCCTGAGCAGTTTTACCCAAGCCCGGCTCGTCTGCCAATAAAGCACGCTTAGCGGTTGCTAAATACTTTACGCCAACTCTCTGATGTGGAAACAAGTCTTCATTACCAGTTTCACCATCAGGTAAGATTTCCAAATCTCTAAGAGACATAGCGGGGTCAATTCTTGTGGCACGCTCATTTGATGCCCAAAGTTTTAGAGCATTTCCAAGCACCAAATCATCTTTAAAAGTGGAGCGTAGAGCAAGGCAAGCAGACCAAGATACAGGTACTTTCCATCTACTAATTGAGCCATCAAAAGTGGCTCCAGGTAGGCTTTTACAAAGTTCTTTGTATCGCCAATCAGCGTCAATAATAATGTCTAAGCCAGTTTCGTCTAGTTCAACATTGATAGCCATAATCGGTTCCTTTCGTCATTACATACATACTATCACGGATTTTAGATATTTATTCAAATTTCTTGATAGTATCTCTGTCATTCAAGTAGTTTAGTGGGTATCCACCCAAGTTTGACCAATCGTAGCACGGCGTGTCTTATTGCGTCAAGGGCGTGTCCTTCCCCACCTTTGTGCCAAAAACCTAGTTTTTTCAACTTGGTATTGTCAAACATAGCCTTAGCGTCGGCTGGGGATTGAAAAATAATCTTTTCTGTTGGCATTTTGTGGTCTAAAAGAATTTGCTTTAATATACCAATTTGTTCTAGAGAGTAGGGGGCTTGTGCGTTGCGGACAGTCTGAGCATTTATGGTAAATCTTTCACAGACTATATCTAGCGGAATAGCAAACTCAATAGAAGAACGCAAAGCACTTCTAATTGGCTCAGCATATTCTTCTTGTTGGTATTCACCAGACCAAACTAACTTTGGCTCTCGCCCATCTTCGTATTGAAAAAGACAAATACCGCTTGCTTTTCCAGGGTCTACACTCAGTATGAGACGCTTAGGCATCGTATTTTGCTCCCCAGTTTTCAAACGGTCCATCTACTCCAGCAGTCAGTGGAACTTCCCAACCCTGTCTAGTGGTCATACATTGCTTTACGGTTTCCATAATCTCTTCCACATTGTTCTTTGGAACATTTAGAACAATTTCATCGTGCACAGGAACAATCAAAAAGTCAGTCAAATCTGCTTGGTCAAGTTTGATTAGGTTTTGCTTGAACACTTCGGCAGCCGAAGCCTGAATCAAATAATTGGTTAGTGAATAAACACGGTCATCATCGCAAGGCAAACGACGACCAGTTCTAGTTTGAACATAGCCAACTCCCTCAGAACGCAGACGACGCATACCAGCATCTTCAATAGTCTGAGCCATCATACGAACACCAGGATAACTAGCATCAAATCCATCAACAACTGGTTTCATTTGTGCGTCTGTAACTCCAGCAGTCAGAGCCATAGTTGATACTCCAGCACCATAAAGTTTTCCATAGACCACACCCTTGATTAGTTTTCTTCTAGGGTCAGATTTTTGAGCATTAGGGTCTTGATACACCTGACGCATAATCTCAGTAAAAACATCACCACCAGTGCGGTCAGCCTCATTGAATAGATTGATTAGGTCTTGGTCTTGACTGAAGTTTGCCGTTAGACGAAACTCAACTTGGTCGAGGTCAGAAGAAACAATTAGGTGGTCTTCATCTTTCGGGATAAACGCACGACGAACGGTAGCGTCTCCAGACGGAAGAGTTTGAAGTGCTGGCTCCGTAATAGACATACGACCAGTTCTAGCAGCCAAAGTTCTGATAGACGGATGAACAATACCGTTTATGTTTCCCTCAAGAAAGTTTTTGAAATAAGTATTAGCGAGTTTGTCAGCCTTACGCTGTTTTAGAACCACTTCTGCTAGTTGCTGTACTTCTGGCGAACCATCACGAACTAACATTCTGAGTTGGTCTTTAGAAGCAGATTTTTGACCAGACGGAGTTGTCTCAGTAATTTCAGCACCAAGTTTTTCAAAGATACGAACTAACTGTATGTTGCTAGTTATTGAGCCACCATAAGTGTCTAGTCCCCATTTACGGACTTTTTCTCCATATTCATTTAGTTCGTCAAACTTTTTCTTAGAGTATTCCAAATCAACACGAGCACCGTTGAGTTCCATACGAGTAGCAATTTTGCGAGTAGCCATTTCTAGTTCATAAGGAACAGAATAGATTTGATTTGGACCACACTTCTCCCAGAACTTCTCAAATAACTTCATAGTAAGCACCGTGTCTAAGGCACCGTAAGACCAGTAAGGTTCAAAATTGACTGGGACAGTTCCCCAAGTCCAACCGTTTTCGTGTAAAGAATTTTCTAAGTGAGTTTGTAGGGCCGCAGCCTTTGAATCTACATATTGCGATGTAAGTTTCTTTAGAGCAGCCGAGCCAATGGGGTCAATAATCTGCGACATAATCATTGTGTCGTGGGCCCTATGCCAAGGGATAGACCAGCGAGACTGCATCTCAAACCACTTTGCTTCAAAGGCTATGTTATGGCAAACAATCTGACCGTCAAATCTTTCCATTGACTCATAGAAAACACCAGCCCATTCATCCCAAGGAATAGACCAGCCCTGCTCACCGTCGCCAACCTGAACTAAACGAAGTCTGCCGTGCCAAGGCGACAAAGCATCTGAGTGTGGGCGATTAGGCAATTCGCCTGTTTCGGTATCAATAGCAATAGCATTATGCGGTCTTCTTTGGCTTAGCCAAGTCAAAAACTCGTTTGCTTTTTCTACGCTATTTACTAGGTGAAGTTTGGTGTTAGCCAATCCACTTGTCATTTATGTCCAATCGTCTCTTTGAAATTTTAGCGTTTATACGAAGTCTTCGCCACCTAAATCGCCAAAATCTTGGTCATCTTCTATGTCTAGGGTAGCGTCTGTAAAAGCATCATACTTGAAAAGTATTCCAGAAGACAAAACCATACCAGTTAGGTGTAGTGCCTCTTCTTTATCAAAGCCGTGTTTTTGAAGATGCTTATATAATTCGTTCATATGGATTGAAATTACAGCCATATGGGAAATATCTGCTTCACCCGGCTGAAATGTCGGCTCAGGATTTTGATTGCTGACTGGAGCATTTTCTGAGTCTGACATATTTACTTCTTTCCTTATGGGATTATTTCTATTCTATAAATAGAATCAATACCTGAGTCTTGCTTAGCCGCCACTTCTAATAATCTTTGAGCGACATTAGTAAGGTATCTAGCACCGCCAACATCATATTTATATAGTGCTTCTAAAACAGCCTTTGGGTCTTCTGAGACTTGAGCCCAGTATCTATAACTTTCAGGAAATACTAAATCCACGCTTTCATCTGGATAGCACTCTTCACAGGGGATAGCGTCTTTGTGTAGGTTTTTTACAAATGCTTCTTTTAGTCCATACTTTTTTACAAGCGGGCAACCAGCACCATGGTAAATAAGAGAAACGCCAATTCTAGATAAAACATAAGAACCACTTTCTGTTCGGTAAAGTTCAAACTCAATCCAACGATAAGAACCTTTACGCCAAGATGAAGACTTCCCTAAAACTAAGCCATCAAACTGTAAAGTTCTGGCACCATCTTTCACTTCATACATTTGTTTTCTTTCATATGTCTTTCTAAGAGATTAGCACAACTACTAAACTAACGACCAACTAATGATGTTTGCGACATCAAATAAATTTCCATTTGAATCTCTCCAAGAAATTCCTTTACCAACTAAATCGTGTGAGTTATTGCTACGGTCAATTGCTCTAATTTCAGAAATAGTTTGCGGTAATGCTAGATTGTCAAGGTTCTTTTTTAGAATTTCTACAACCCAGCCAGCCTCGGTGTCGCACTCTAGTGGTCCACCTAAGTATCTAGTTCCGTCAATTTTGGTTACGGTAAAGTTTTGCGTAGCAACAGACTTCCCGTCTTGTAGCGTGGCAATAACTATGTCATTTACTTGAATCATATTTCAATTATACCTAACTAATTTTTGATTAGATTGGAATGTATCCGCCACCGCTGCCCCCACCACCAGAATTATTGTTAGAGCCTACAGGCGCTTCGTAAGTATAAGTAATTCTAATTTTAGGCGGGTCATCTTGAGTTACTCCATCAAAATATCCATAATTATCAATCCCATCGTAATAAGTGTCTGGGTTTTCATCAGTCAAGCCAATCAAAATACCTCTACCGCCACCACCATTGCTAAATGTGCTGTGCCAACTTGATGGTAAAGTTATCCATTTACCTTGACCTTTAGTAAAAGTAGATGTAGTTGCCACGCAAGAGTCAAGGGCTAAAGGAACGGTGCTCCCTAAAGAAGTTGCAGAATGAGCACCTAAATAAACAGTTAAGCCAGTGGATAGATAAGAATGTCTATTCCGTAAATAGATTTCAAGTTTTTTAATAGAAAGTCCGTTAGTTTTTCCAGTAAAATTAAAAGCAGCGAAAAGTACGGCAGATTTTTTAACTCCAGACGCTGTGCCAGGATTGCCTTGGTACAAATAATATTTGTAAGCATAAGGAATGCTTAAACTGTCGCCCTTACCGTAATTATCGTAATAAGCACTGTCTGAAACTGACAAGGTTTGAGTTTCGGTAACGGTTGTAGTGTCTGTAGAAGAAACATTGCTATAACCAATGGGAAGCCCAGATGTCCAAGTAGTGCCACTTGTATCACCCTGAGCAACAAAAGTCATATCTTTTGCTTGACCTAAATCAGTAATTGCCAACATACTATTTGGATTTTCAGCAAGAGTTATTGAATATGAACTTGGCGTTACCTGATGTCTCAATCGTAAAACATAATATAAATCTGTATTTGCTGGCAAATAATTTCTATGAAGTTGTCTTTGTCTATCGTTCCAATACGCAGTCACGGTAGTAGCGGTATTTGTATTTCCGTTATTTTGCGCTGTACCAGATGGTTTGATTACAAAATGAGTAGAGTCTGCTGAAACAATAGTTCCACCAGTAATGTTCCAAGAATTATTACTTGAATCAACATCTACTAACTGACCAGTTTGAAATAAGTTTTTGACAGCGTATGTGTGATTTGTTCCATCACTTGACGCAACTACAGACGAGTCAGTAAAAGTTGCTTGAGTATTGCTCATAATTGGGTCTACTAAAGTCAATCTTCCAGCACTGGCTTCAAATGTTATTGGACCAGCAACACTATGGTTTACAACATCAACTCCGCCAGCATCTACAACAAAAAAAGAAGTTAAATTCGCTACAGTATTTACATATACTTCTCCAGAATTTCCAAATTCACCAGTCCCGCCTGTTTTTATAAATCTTTGTCCCTCGGTCAAACCTGAAGTATTTCCAGTAGTTAGAGTTACAAGTGAGGTTCCAGTAGATAAAGTTGCTTCTAAATTAGTTTTTCTAGTAATTGTGCTTATAGTGGTGTTTGCCGAAGTTACCACTCTAAAACTGGTGTCACTTATTTTATGAAGTTCGTATGTTCCGTCTATGTAGTCGGTTTGATTATAATTTTTAGTTTCTACACCAATAAACATTCTTGAAGCATTAGAAATATTAGAATTTAAGTAAGACCCAGCACCAGCGGGTAGCGTAAATACAGCGTTTGCGTTTGCGCCTGAAGTGGCTCTAGACCAACTTGAAATAGCAAAAGTGGTTGTATTTTCAGAAGTAGGAGTCGGGCTAGTTGAATAGAAATGACCTAGTAAATCACGCCAAAAACTAGAGTTAAAAACATCTACATAGTGAGTGTGAGCAATATTAACATTATGAGTATGTGAAGAGTTGTTAGTAGTAGTGTAAACATTGTCGGCGGTCCCACTGGAATTGTATGGATATGTTGTTTCGTATCTCTGACTTGGGTGGGTGTAAGACATATGAGAAAGTTCGGAAGAATCTTCAACTCTTATTGGCGTAGTGCTTACCATTAGTTCAAGAGCAACATTTGTATTTACGCTTGCCCTCATACCAGAAGCACTAGCAAATACTTGATACAGCCTGTTTGAATCAAGTTTAAAAGTTCCAGCAGCAAGCCCCAGATATTGAGTTGAGACAG